TTGAAGAATGCTGTGGCCATCTTGGCTTTAGAACCATTTGGCTTAACATCAATTACAGTACAACGAGAATGAATAGGATCAATAATCCTGTTCTTAAAGTTACAGGTGAATATGAAAGAACAATTAGATGCAAATTCTTCAATACCTGCTCTTAGGATAGCCTGTGCATTGGGCGTTAGATAGTCTGCTTCATCTAGAATAATGACCTTACGACCACCAGTCAAGGACATTGACGAAGCATAGTTTTTGATTTTAACACGGATGGTGTCAACACCATTCTCATCAGAACCGTTAATGATAATGTAATCACAACCTACTTCTTCACACATAGCACGAGCAACAGTAGTCTTACCGACACCTGCTGAACCTGCCAGAAGTAAATTGGGAATCTCTTTACGATTTACAAATTCCTGAAAGGTCGCCTTTAAGGCATCAGGAAGAATACAATCTTCAATCGTTTTAGGGCGATACCGCTCCACCCACAACATGTGTTCTGACATTCAAATTCTCCATAATATAATTAAATTTCATCGTGCCATTTAAAACCAAGAAGATACTTGGCCATAAATCTGATGACGGCATTTGGTTTAGTGGGTCTATACACAAACATACCTTCTGTGATTTCCCACTTACCAACATTCTTTGTAGAAGGCTTCACAACAAATGATCTAGTTGTAGGTAGAGACCAACTGGTGACACCAGTACCACCATTACTAATCAAAAAGCTACCACTAGTTGCAGTAGTGTTCCATTGTCTCTTTCGCCATTCTTCATTCCATTGAATACTTGGAGTAAAATCCAAGTCCAATTCAGTTTGCTGAGTTAGAGGCCAAAAGAACTCAATCTCTAACTGTTGCATCACTTAATCTCGACCATGCTTTCATACAAGGCTTCAAACTCTTTAGATTCTGCGACCTCGGTTTGAAATGAGTTTTTGTGTTGTGTCTTTGCCATACGCTTGAGAATCTTTTTAGGAATCTTCAATTCGTCATGTGCAATATCCACAATATCTTTGATGGCAGCATTGTTACCATCGTTCTTATGCATATGAAGAACAACTTCATCAACATAACCTTTGAGTTTCTTCAATGCTTCTTCGTCATAAGAACCAAATAGTGTATTTACTTTTGTCATAATTTATTTCCTGTTATCAATAAAAATATACCCAGTTTCTCTATAATCTAAAGTAATTTTAGATTCATCATATATTTCATATAAAAAATCTAAACCACCGGGTACATGGAATGTTGTATCACCATAATCGAAAGGACCTTTCATAAAAATTCTTAGGTCATCACATATGATGTAATCATTACCGTTTGGTCTGTATTTTTTAATTAATTCCAATTCTTGTTTTAATGGTACAGCATTTGGATCATCCATGCTATATGGTACACCAAAGAAATCAGATCCGGGAAAATGTGCATCTAAGAAAAATAACACATTATCCGATTCATTAATTTCACCTGATGTTAACCAATGTTCAAGTCCCTCTGTTGATAAACCTCTATAAAGAATGGATGATGGATATTTTTGATTTGCTTCAGCCAAAAACTCTTGTTCCAAATCAACAGAGAAACATTTTTCAAATAAAGGAATTGCTTTACCTAAAGATAAAGCTTTTCCTGTTCCTGTTTCTACATAGACATTACACCCATAAGAAGATAAATCAATAGTGGCGAGAGTACTCATATATTATTTTAGACTGTTCAATTCTGCAACGATGGCATAATCTTCTTCTTCACAAACAATACTTCCGTTAACTAGGTTAATACCTGTACGGTCAACATGTTCACCTTCTGGAATTTTAAATACAGCAACCACGTGTGTAGGATTAATTGCAACACGGTTTTTTGTAACTGCGTCTGTAACGTAAATCATATTATTCTCCAAATTTAGATTCTTTGGCTTCAATTGCAATCCAATACTGCAAGTCACCTTTTTCATTTGCAAATGTTGCTAAACCTTTTGAGGAGATTTCAACATTATATGTACCAGGAATCATCTTAAAGTTTTCAACCAAAAAGACTGCCTTGTATTGTTTATCGTTATCGGTTGTACCAATTTCGATTGTGTTTGTGTGTGCTGAATCATCTTTAGCATTGAAACAGGTTACAGAGATTTTAGAACCATCAGATTCAAAAGCAATGTTAGGTGAACCCAACACAGCAGCATTCTTTAGTGCTTGTGCCAGGTCTTCGTCTTTTAATTTAAATGAACCATCAATAGAAGGTAAAGTCAAATCTTTTTCTGGTGCAGCCACAATCATAGATTTGGCAGTCATACGATACTTAGTCTTAGAACGACCAGATTTAAATACTACATTATTGGAATCAAAATCCAACTCAGTATCTTTACCGAGAGAGTGTACAGACAAGAATTGATTCAGGTCATAGATACAAAAGTCTTGTGGGAATTCATCATTCAAAGTGGCTTTGGCAAGCACAGTCTTTGTTGAAGAAATAGTAGCAATCTTATTGCCTGTTTTAAACTCTATGCCAGAATTAATTCCAGCAAAGTTTTTTAACACGTTAAGTGTTTCGATCGATAGTTTCATTTTTCACCTCATCATTATTAACAGAATATATTATATCATGTTCATACAAAAACATCAAGCAACACATTGCGTGGGCTAAATGATGTATGCCAGATTCAGGGTCAAGTTGTTCGCCCTTTTTCCATGCCCAAATATGTCGTTCCATTGCATCAAAATACCTGCGTTTAGAATCAGGTACTTTTTGCCAATTGCCACGTTCATATTTTTGAGCGCCAAAGGTAAGTACTTTGACAGTCTCCTCTAATGCAAATGGTGGAAGTAAACCATATTCTAGTTTACCACCATCATACTTACGACCATTAGATAAAATGCTGTCTTTAAACATGTTATAATCATGTTCAACACCAGGGGGTAAACTAACATTAAGCATTTCATCATTTCTAGTCATTACATCTCACCAACATAATTTGCAACAGCAGGCATATCTCCTTTGAAGTGATATGTACCGATGTGGTCGGTCTTCATCCATGGACATAACCAAATGTCACCACCGATTTTACGCCACATTTGACAGAACATATAATCTTCAGATAGATAACGTTCTGAACCACCACCTGTAATAGAGTCTTTAGAATCAATAACAGTATCAAAGAAGGCATGAATGTAACGTGAACCATCAAAGTTAGCTTGACCAACGTGGTCTGGTTTGTAACGAATCATCGGATATGCTTCTTCCATCTTGGCAAAAACATTACGTTCAACCAACATAAATCCTGTACCAATCTCTAACACTTGTAGAGGTTCTGTTACAGAAAACTTTTCAGTACCTTTAACTGGATTAAAAACAAAATCACCAGTCACATTACCTAATTGACTTTCATCAAGACCTGGATTTTTCTCAAGTGCTTTCTTAACAGCACGCCATTTGATGGCCTTCTTAGGATAAGGACCACCAATAACATCTTTTTCTAATGCCAACAAAGCGATAACATCTTGTGGATTAAAGTGAATATCGGAATCCAAAAACAATAGATGTGTACAGTCTGAACGGTGAATAAATTCATCCACCAAATAATTTCTAGCACGTGTAATTAAAGATTCATTGAAAAGAAATGAAAATTTAATTTGAATGCCATATTGCATACAAATTGCTTGTAAATCAAGACATGCCTTGGCATACAATCCATGATTCATACCACCATACATCGGTGTGGCTACAAATATACTTTTCTTTTGTAGTTCTTCTTTTTTAATTGAAATTTCCATTTGCTCTCCAAGAAATAAAAAAAAGGGAGTACCACTAATGTGGTATCTCCCTAAGATAGATTAAGCGCTAGCTAAATCGTAACCAGCTTTAAGAGCTTTGCGAACCAAAGCTTTAGTTGGTTTACCCATGCGGTAAGAAGCAACTTTAACACCATCAGCATTGTACTTGGTGTTAGTGTAGATAACGTGACCTTCTTGGCGAAGTTCATCGATACGAGCAGAAACATTAGTCACACCAAAGCGGCGGCGAGCTTGCTCGACTGTGAAGGTGTTGTAACCTTCTGGTTTGCTCAAAGCATTCAACATACGTTGTTTTGCGGATAGTTTAGTCATATTAATCTCCT